GGAGGCGGGGTGCCTGCGGTACCTGCCCGGCGTGGTCATCGAGCACCTGCACTACAGCCGGGGTGCGTCACCTCACGACCAGACGTACGAGGAGAAGCGGGGCACGTGGCAGCACGACGAGGCCGCCTATCACGCGTGGCGCGGCGCCGGGATGGCCGCCGACGTGGACAAGATCCGCAAGCTCCGCGCCAACGTCGGGGCGGTGCGAATGTAATGCCATGTATCGAATGTACTATCAAAGAAAGGCTGTGACCAGTGGCGAAGGCAACGGGCCTGGGGTGGTCCACGCTCACGGTAAGCGACAGTTCGGGCACAAACCAGATTGACATCCGCGATGACGTGACAGACCTGTCGTTCGCCACGCCGCGCGGCGTGCAGGACACGACCGGCCTCGACGTCAGCGCGCACGAGCGGCTGCTACTCCTGGCCGACTTCTCCATCACGCCCAAGGGCGTCTTCAACTCGGCCGTCAGCCATGCCGTGTTCAAGACGGTTCCGTCGACCAGCGTGAACCGGCCGACGATCATCACCGTCAACGCGACCAACCTTCAGGCCAACTGCCTTTACAGCGACTACGCCATCACTCGCGGCAATACGGGCGAGCTTACGTGGACAGCACCTGGTGCATTGGCGGACGGAAATGTCCCGGTTTGGTCGTTATGTCTGGTTTCGCGAACTTTGAAGGGACTTAGATGGGTTTCGAGGCACCGGAGACGCTGTTCCGGCTGAAGTTCGAGGACCCGGACATGGCCGGCCTGGAAGTCACCGTCCACGAGCCGACCATCGACGACCTGATGGCGATGAGCGGGATAGACGCCGCCGGCGCCAAGAAGATGGACCCGGCGGCGGTCAAGACCATGTTCAAGGCGTTCGCCGACCTGCTCGACTCCTGGAACCTCACCAGGAAAGGCGTGCCGGTCCCGGCGACGCTCGAAGGGGTCACGTCCCAGTCGCCGGGCTTCATGATGAAGGTCATCGCGGCGATGGACAAGACGATCATCCAGCCGGACCCTACCTCGTCCAGCGGATCGAGCGCTGGCGAGACGAGTGGGCTGGAGAACTCGATTCCCATGACGCCCTTGCCGCCAAGCCAGGGGAGCTCGTAAGGGCGCAGCTGATCCTCGGCCTGTGCGACCGCTTTCACTGCACGCCTGACGTGGCGAGAGGGATGGGCGCGGGAGTACTGCGGCTGATCGAGATAGAGGCGATGGGAAGACCGGACCCGCCGGAGGGAGGCGAGTATTAGATGGCCAGCGCAAACATAGTTGAGATCGTGGTCCGCGCCTCCGATGACACGGCGGCCGGGTTCGCCAGCGCGACAGCCGGAGCCGAGGGCGCGGCCGAGGGGATGGATGCCTACGCGGCGGCGGCCGAGCGGGCAGCGGCGGCCGAGGAGGAGTTCCACGCCGCGCAAGCCGAGGCCGAGGATGCGCAGGGGCGGCTAGATGAGCTGCAGCAGTCCGGCGTGGCATCGGCTGACGACCTCGCCGCCGCGCAGGACCGCGTGACTGAGGCGACGCTGGCATCGATCGACGCGCAGGTCCGGCTCGGCCAGGCAGAACTAGAGGCGTCAGCGTCCGCGAAGGTTGCCGGCGACGAGCAGGAAGGCCTCGCGGCCAAGACCGAAGCCGGGGCGGCGACCTCGGAGGAGTCGGCCGGGATAGCAGGCGGGGCGCTGTCGAAGTTCGGGATGCTCGGGTCGGTGGCCCTGGCCGGGATCGGCTACGAGTCCATCAAGATGGCGACGTCGTTCCAGGCGTCGATGGAACGGCTGGTCACTCAGGCCGGGGTGCCGCAGAAGGAACTCGGGAACCTGAAGTCCGGGATCCTGAGCATGGCCGGGGCGGTCGGGTTCGACCCGAACTCGCTGGCGACGTCACTGTATCACGTCGCGTCGAACATGGCCTCGCTGGGCGCGACCGCTCCGCAGATGCTGAACATGGTCAAGGTCGCGGCAGAAGGCGCGAAGGTCGGCGGGGCTGACCTCGAAGACGTGACGAACGCCCTGACGGCTTCCATTGCCTCCGGTATCCCCGGGGTGCAGAACTACAGCCAGGCCATGGGCGCGCTGAACGCGATCGTCGGCGCCGGCGACATGAAAATGCAGGATCTCGCCGAGGCGATGGGCTCCGGCCTGATGGCCGTAGTCAAGGGCTACGGCCTGTCCCTGACAGACGTCGGCGCTGCGCTTGACGTCTTCGGCGACAACAACATCCGGGGCGCCAAAGCCGCGACTGACCTGCGGATGGCCGTGCAGTCCCTCGCGGTCCCGGCAGCCGCCGGGAAGGCGCAGCTGGCCAGCATGGGCATGTCGATGACGACCCTGGCCACCACGATGCGCGAGCACGGCCTGCTGCCGGCACTGGAGGAACTCCAGGCCGGCTTCAAGAAAGCCGGGATCACCGCGGCCGAGCAGGGCGACGCCATCACGAACATCTTCGGGAAGAAGGCCGGGGTCGGATTGTCGGTCCTGATGGACCAGATGGACCGGCTCAAGTCCAAGTACCCGGCGATCACGGACGGGGCCAACAACTTCGGGAAGGCGTGGGCCGACACGCAGCAGACCACCGGCCAGAGGCTCGATGAGCTGCGGGCCACGTTCGAGTCTCTGGGGACGGCGATCGGGCTGAGGCTCCTGCCTGCCATCTCGGCGTTTGCCGGGTTCCTGGACCGGAACCGGGCGGTACTCCAGGCCCTGGCCCCGATCATCCTGGCCATCGTCGCCGCCATGACCGCATGGGCCGGGATCATGAAGATCGTCGACATCCTGTCGGACCTGAACCCGTGGACCATTGCGATCATGGCCGTCATCGCGGTCGTCGTGCTGCTGGTCGAGCACTGGAAGCAGATCGAGGACGTCGCGCGGGACGTGTGGCACGCGGTCGAGGACGCCACCGACTCGGCTCGCGAGGCCCTGGTTTCCGCCGGGCATGACATCGAGAACGCGGCCGACGTGATACGCGGGGCGTTCGTCCGGATGGGCCATGACGTCGAGACGGTGTTCGACACTATCGCCCGCTTCATACAGGCGCACTGGAAGCTGATCCTCGCGATCACGACCGGCGGCGTCGGCCTGATCATCGACGCACTCGCTACCCACTGGCATGCCGTGGAAGACGGCTTCAAGACTGCCTACAACTTCGTTGCCGGGGTCGTCAAGGCCGCGGTCGGCCTGCTGATGGACATCATCCGGCCGTATATCGCGTGGCAGGAGGCGATCTTCCGGGCCTGCTGGGATGTGGTGCAGGCGGTCTTCAAGGCGGCATGGGCCGTCATCGCGGCGATCGTGCGCGTCGAGATCGGCATCATCAAGACGGAACTGAGCTGGTTCGACAAGCTCGCCGGCCTGTTCCGGGGCTGGTGGGACGAGGCCGCGCGGGCGGTGTCCAGCGAGATCGACAAGCTGATGGGCTACGTGGAGCGGATCCCGTCCCGCATCAACTCCGCGCTCAGCGGCCTGCCGGGGATGATGTTCAGCGCCGGGGTCCATGTCATCGAGTCCCTGATCAGCGGGATTACCTCCATGATCGGCAGCCTGGGCTCGACCATGGGTGGCATCGCGTCGAAAATCGCCGGGTTCATCGGGTTGTCTCCCGCGAAGGAAGGCCCGCTTTCGGGGTCCGGTGCGCCGGAGATCCGGGGTCAGCACATCGCCGCTGACATCGCGAAGGGGATGCTGTCGGGCCACGGTGCGATCGCGTCGGCTGCGCAGCATCTCGCGAGCGGCGCGGCGATCGGGTCATCCGCCGGCAGCGGGGCCGCGGCGGCGGCCGGGGGTGCGGGCGGCGTCACTATCCAGTTGCAGGCAGGCGGCGGCTCCGGCATGGACCAGATGTTCATGAACTGGCTTAAGAACACTGTCCGGGTTTCAGGTGGCGACCCGCGGATATTTAACAAGAAGGTGCAATTCCTGTGACGCTGACCGCCTTCACCGTCCCGTCGGGTGCCCATGTCATCGGGGATACCGGGCATACCACCGACCACGACAACCTGGTCGCCACGCTCAATGGCCTGGGCGCGACCCTGAGCGTGCTCAACACCGCCTACTCGGGGGGTGCCGACCCGCTCGGGAGGTTCGACTCGACAGCGGCGATCACCGGGGTTATCGCCGTGGCGAAGACGTACGGCGCGAAGGTGCTCATGCCCGCGGGAACGTACAAGACGACCGCGACGATCGACTACACCGGCGTCACTATCATCGGCGACTCGTCCTGGCCGACCCCGGACCAGGATTACGGCACGGTGATCGTCCCGTCGTCGGCGGTTACCGGATCGGTCCTGCAGAACTCGTGCGCGAACACCGGGGGCGCCTCGGCGGCCGGCGGGCAGCTGTACGGGATCGGGATCGACGGCAGCGCCACCACCGGTTCCGTGATCGGCATTTACGCGGTCGGGAACGTGCTCCACGGGGTGATCAGCGGCTGTTTCGTCTACGGCACCTCAGGTTCCGCGATCGACGTCTCCTCGGCGAACTCGAACGCCTCGGGTACGCCGTACGGGTGGCATGTCGACCGGGTGAAGATCGACACGGCGGGCGGGTACGGGGTTTCGTGCGGCGGCCACACTGACGGCCAGTGGTACGACGTGCACGTCATCAACAGCACCCTGCACGGGTGGTACATCAACAAGGCACCCTCGAACAGCCGGTTCATCGGCTGCCGGGCCGAGTGGTCGAACAGCGGCTATCACGGCTACTACCTGACCGGGACGTGGAACAACGGCACCGGCTCCGGGGGGTGCGTGTTCACCGCGTGCTCCACTGACCGCAACGACCAGGACGGAATCCATATTGACGCGACCGGCAACGAGCCGGTCATCTTCGATTCCCTGATGCTGCGCCGCGACGGGCGCAACGGCGGCACCGGAGGGGGTAGCTACGCCGGGCTGAACCTGGACGCGACCACTATCCCCGTGATCATCGGCACCATCTCCGTGTTCCCCGGGGTGGATGACACCGGGGCGGGCACGAACAGCCCCGAGTACGGGGTGGAGGTCACCAGCAGCTCCTACCTGGAGATCGCCGCCGGGTACATCCAGGGCGCCACCAACGCCGTCCACCAGGTCACCGAATCCGGCACCGTCAACATCGGGCCCAACGTGTTCACCGCGTCCGGCACGACGAGTTCGCCGACGATCAACACGACCCCGTACTTCGCGACGATGAACGGCGCGAGCCTGTTCCTGCAGAAGACGGCCAGCAGCGTCGCCACCCTGTCGGTCACCAACCTGCAATCCTCCCCGTCGAACGCGACGACCCAGTTCTACGCGGCGGCTGCCGCCGACAAGATGTTCGCCGGCGCGGTGACCGGGGATGCTGACGCGCGGTTCACCTGGGACTCCAACGGGAAACTCCAGTGGGGTTCGGGTGCCGCCCCGGTGGACACCGACCTGTACCGCAGCGCCGCGGGCATCCTGAAGACCGACGAGGCGTTCGTGGCGTCGCCTCTCGCGGGCGGAACGTATCTTGCCGCGCCGTACGTCTACGCTCCTTCATCGCAGGTGCAGCTTTCGGTTGCCACCACGACCCTGGCCGCGTGGAACGCCACTGCTACCACGGTGGCGTCCGGGAGCAACGGCGGCGAGATCAGCACGATCGCGTCGTGGGCGGTGCCGTCGGCCGGGGTTCTCGACGTGGCCAGCACGACCGGGTGGCCGACCTCGGGAACCGTGAACGTCGCGGCGTCCGGGGCGACCACGGCGGTGGTCACCTACACCGGGATCAGCTCGACCACCCTGACGGGCTGCGCCTACGTCAGCGGCAGTGCGACCGGGACGGTGGCGACGGGCGGTGCGGTGACGCTGACCTCGGTCATCCCGGCGACCGGCGCGTTCACTGCCCCGCCGTCCGGTGATGTCATGGTCACCGTCGCATGTCTGGTGCTCGATGCTACTGCCGCCTCGTCAGGGCACGACATCATGTTCGGCCTCGCCGCAGCCGGGACGGTGACCCCCGTCATCGGCACTACGCAGACCATCCAGGTTCTGGTTACCCAGGTGCTGCAAGGCGCGTGCATGAAGTTCTACGTGTCCGGGCTGACTGCCGGGACCAGCTACAACCTTGCCCTGCTCGGCGCGATCGGCTCCGGCGACACCGCCACCATCTACGCCTACGGGCCGACGAGCACGACTGTCGGGAGCAAGGGC